AGGCCGCACCGGCGGCAGCGACCGAACTAACCTACGGCGCCGATCCGCAAGCGGCTGCGCAGGCCGCTGGCACCATTGCTCAAGCCGCGCAGATGGGGCTCGGCTTCCGTGGCCTCGGAGGCGAGGGCGTATTTGCCCGCCCGATCGCCAAGCCCGGCACCGTTGCCATGCCGCCCATGGGGCCGATCTTTGCGCGCGAGGCGGCATCGGGGGTGCCCACAGCCGCAGAGCAAGCCATCGCGGCGGCGGCCCGTGGCGGCTACACGCTGCCGGGTTACGTGACCACCGAAGGCACCGTGATCCCACAAGTAGCGTCGAGCCTCAAGAACGTGCCGTGGGGTGGCCAGCCGATCGTGCGCACCCACGACGAATTGCTGGCCAATATGGGCCGTTCGGCGGGCGAGATTGCCCCGGCGGCTGGAACCCCGGAAACGGCGGGTCAAGCCGCCAGGTCCGGTCTGGCGGGCTTCATCAAGACCGAAAGCCAGAAGCCCATCAGTGAGGCTTACAGAGCCGTCGACGAACTCATTAACCCCGATGTGCGGGTGCCATTGGACAACACCCGCGAAACGATCGGGCAGATCATGGCCGAGCGCACCCGGGCGCGCATCCCCGGTCAGAGCAAGGCAGTGCAGACGGTATTTGATGCGGTGCAAGACCCGCGCGGGATGGACTACGCCGGGACCAAGACATTGCGTTCGTTCCTGGGCGAGAAAACCCCGATGGAGTTGGCCTCGCAGGGGCTCGCCCCGACCGAGGTGAAGCGCATTTATGGAGCCATGACCAAAGATCTTGGTACCGTCGTGCGCGAGGCCGGCGGACCCGAAGCATTTACGGCTTGGAAAGAGGCCAATGCGCTCACCCGGCTGACCAAACTGCAGCAGCAGGCACTGGCCAAGGTGGTGGGTGACGAGGGCGATGCTGCGCCCGAAATGGTGTTCAACCGGCTGGTGACCTATGCCAACAGCAAAGCGGGCGCCGATCTCAACCGGCTGCGGTTGGCTAAAAAGGCGATGGGGCCGGAAGCCTGGAATGAAATCGGTTCGGCGCTGATCGCCCGACTAGGGCGAGCGCCGGACGAGAGTTTCAGCCCGCAGCGGTTTGTGACGGCGTTCGGCAACATGGCGCCGACCGCCCGCAACGAACTATTTTCGGGTCAGCAGCAAGCCGCCTTGGCGGACTTGTTCACGGTTTCAAAACATATACAGGACCGCATTACCCGGTTCGGCAATCCGAGCGGCACGGCGCGCGGCGGCATCATCGGCCAGGCCATTACTGGCGGCGCGCTGTGGTCCGAGCCGATCTCTACGCTCACGACCTTGGTGGGGGCTCGGCTGACCTCTGAGGCGCTGGCGCGGCCAGCGGTGGTGCGGGCGGCCACGCGGGTTGCCCGCGCCTCGCTGACCGGCAATCCAGTGGCCAAGGAACGGGCGCTGGCGGCGTTGCGAGCCGCGGTGCAGGCGGAAGGTTTGTTGCCCAAGCAGCCGCAACAGGATCAACGGCAATATGCCGGCCCACGCGGCCCATCGATGCCGTTCCGCCAAGGCGAGCAGATGGACAACCTGATGGCCAGTGTCAACGGCCCGCAGGGATATCCAGATTTCCGTTGGGTCAACCCGGCTGGCGTGGACGCCTTTCTGGCCTCTGGACCCATGAGCACGAACATCGAGGACCGCCGGGATGAACTCGGCGGCTTTGACGCCGCTGCCGCGCGAATGCGACGGCAAGGGAGGCGACCATGATCGGCACCATTATTTCAATCATCGTCACGTTGATAATCGTCGGTGTCATTTACTGGGCCATCACCCAGCTGCTGCCGATGATCCCGTTGCCGGAACCGTTCGCCAGAATCGTCCACGTCTTACTGGTGGTGCTGCTGGTGATTGTCGTGCTGTGGGTGATCCTCACGCTGCTCGGAGCGGTCGGCGGCGTTCATGTGCCGATCTGGCGATGACCCAAGAACGGTTCATCGGCATCATTGTTGCTGTGACCACCGTGGCCATCACCTTGCTTGTGCTCGGGCAGTTCGAGCGCGAGGCCAGCGGGGAAGCCTTCCCACCGCTGCCGCACTCGGCCTATGACCGCAAGCTCAACCGGCTCGATCGGCAAGGCGTCGAGGCGGCCTATCGCGCCAGGGTGGGATTGTTATTTCAAAACTGGATGACTGACACCAACCAAGCCAGCCAGGACCGGGCCTTGCGCGGGCACCGCAACGCGCGCGAGGTCTTTGTGAAGGTCATGTCTGGAATAGATGCCCGCGACCCTCCCACCGAGGACGACCTTAAATGAGTGAGGCGCCCGACTGGCTGCTGACCATGCGGAGTATATCGGGGCTGGCGGAACAGCCTGGAGTGGCCGATGAACCGCGCATCCTGGCCATGGCCGACGAGATTGCCCGCATTTACCCCGACATGAAGTCCTATTGCGACCAGTACAATTCCGACAGCATCCCATGGTGCGGGCTGACGGTGGCCTATTGCATGGCCAAGGCTGGCATACGGCCGCCGTTCGGCGACACCGACACTGATAAATTCCTATGGGCCCGTAGCTGGGCCGACGATCCCGACTACCAGGTGATCAAGACGCCGCGGCTGGGATGCATCGTCGTCCTGACCCGCTCGGGCGGCGGCCATGTGGCGACCTATGAGAGCACATCAGGCAGCAACTACATGCTGCGCGGGGGCAATCAATCCGATGCAATCGGTCTGGCGGCGTTTCCCAAATCCAATGTGGTCGCGCTGGTCTGGCCCCGTGAGGGCGGCATTCCGCCGCCGATCGAGCCGCCCTCGATGCTCAAGCCAATTCTGCGCAAGGGCAGCAAAGGCGCTGACGTGGTTCTGCTGCAGACCATTCTTCCCAAATGGATCGATGGCGATTTCGGCACCACCACCGAGGCACTGGTCAAGGAATTCCAGCGGTCGGAGGGATTGGAAGCCGATGGGGTGGTAGGCCCCGATACCTGGGCCGCGTTGCTGGACGAGGAAGGGCCGCCATCGCCAACGACAGAAGGTTGGATCCACGATGTCACGGCGACGGTGTTTGGCAACTTCGAGGGCGAGAAATCCGCCTATGGCGGGCAACTCAACGATGCCGAACCGTTCGTGGCGTTGCCGGATCGGTTCGAGGGCCCGCGGCCGGATGTCGAGGTGATGAACGAGGACGGCGAGATTTTCCCGGCGACCATCGAGGACGTAGGCCCGTGGATGACCGACGACCCCTATTGGGACAAGGGCACGCGGCCGATCGCCGAGCAGTGCTATGCCAGCAAAACGCCGATCCCGTCCGGTCCGCAGAAGGGCCGGGTGCCGAGCAACCCCGCCGGCATTGATCTATCGCCATCGCTGGCGCGGTCGCTCGGGATTGACGGCATGGGGCGGGTGTCGTGGCGGCTCATTCCCTAGCGGTGAGCTATTGCGACAATTTCATCCAGTAGTGCTTGCAGCCGCTCATTCTCAACCTTCAAATCACCGATATAAGCCTCAATGACGTTCGGCTCGTCGAGGTGATCGGCGACGTTGAACGGCTCCTCCTCATCCTCTGATTGGTAATCTTCTGGCTTGCTCATGGTTTCTCCTCTGGGTGTGGCCCGCCGATGGAAGTGGGTCCACCACCGGCGGGCCTATCGGCTGGGTTCGACGGGTGTTTGGGCCCAGCCAATTTCAACGCGCGTTCCAGCCTAATGTTTTCCTCGGCCAATCGCAGCAGTTCAGCGCGCAGCCGCTTGATGATTTCGCTGGCGGTGCTCATCGCAGCGGCATCTGACAGCCGAGCAGCACGATCGCCAGCAGCGTGCCGCAGGCGATGCAGAACAGCACCCAGCCAAATGCCGGCGCCCAGTTCGGGATCATTCACCGTCGCCTTTCGATGGTGCCATCCATCTTGCGCTTGAATGGCCCGTCGCGGTTGGTCGGAAACTTTCCCTGTTTACGGATACCGCGATGCTTACGTCGGATGCGCCTTCCCTTTGCAATGTCGCGGATATCCGTTCTAGTTTTTTCTCGATGGCAGCACCGAAGCACGCAAACACAATTCTGCAGTGAACTGTCGCGTGAGATAGCCCATGGAATTCTGTGATCGTAGTCGATTTGTCCAATGACAAGCGGTCGTCCACATCCGCACCCACATTTCCCTCCCGATTGTTCGTAAGCCTCATCTTTAACCGTGGCTGTGAACTCAACGCGCATGGTCGGCCACGTCGTCGGCGAATTTCACGCCGCGCTTGGTACCCTCTGCCATGATGAATTCCAAGAAGCTCACCATATCGCGTTTCAACATTTTAGATGATTGGTTACCGTAGGGGATGAAGGCCTTGCCATCCAGCGCCGGCAGGAATTCAATCTCCTGTCCCCAGGCGTGCAGCAGGATTGCCTTCCAGTGCTCGGGCTCGTAGTAGCGGCCATTGTGTTCAAGCTGCTGCGAGAACTCGGTCAGCATCGCCCACATCTTGGCGTTCTGCTCCGACGAGCGCCGCTCGCCCTCCTCAACTACCATCATCTTGTAGCAATGGCCTGACGTGAACGACTGCTCGGCCAGCCGCGAAAACCTGTCCATCGGCTCCATGGCTTGACCATTCCATGTGTAGTAGATCGGCGGGGCTGCGGTCATTTTTTGACCTGCTGATAAGCCTTCATCGACGACCGCAAGATTTTGATGAAATCATCCAGATCGAGTTCGTAGTGTTCAAGCATCCAGCAAAGTTGATAGGTCAGCACGATGGTCGCGTCATGGCCAAATGCGGACGGCTTGAGGCCGGCCATTTTGTATAACTCCATGCTGTCGTTCCACCACACGAAGTGCCTGTCCTTGATGCGGTTCAGCATATCGTCGCGGAGTTGTTCCTGGCTCATGGATATCGCTTTCGTAGCAGATCAACGGTGGCGTTCACGTCGCCCAGGAATTGCACGACCAGCGTTTCCATGTGGGCAATGTGCTTGTCGTCGCGCGGCACCCGGCGGATGATCAGCTGCATGTTCTCGGGCAACCCCTCCTCGTCATAGCTAACGAAATCCGCCCACTTGCGATCGGGCAGGCACGCAAGCTGCCACATCATCTGGTCGTAGTATTTCGGTTCGATCCCCCAGCCGGTGCGCTCGGTGGCGACCAGACGTTCCATATGCACCCAGGGGCTCCAGGGGCACTTGATCTCGACAATCCCATCGGCGCCGACCAGCCCATCGGGCGAGGCGCCGGCGTCCTCGATGTTAGGGTGCGGGATGAAGCCGACCTCGGTGATTTCGTGGCCGCTCTTTAGTGCGTAGTTGAAACGCGCTGTTGGTTCCTTGGCGCTGCCGTGTTCCATGGCGGCGTTGACATATTGCGGGTATGGCCTGCCGCTCAGGCGTTCGCGCACTAGTTCGCCCATGTAGTTTTTGCGCTGGGCGGTATGGCCGCCGCTTTTCGTCTGGGCGACGATGTCGTGGACGCGGCTTGCCGTGACCTTGCCGACGCGGGCCTGCAGCCATTCTTCTGATCGTTGGGGCGCGTTAAGCGAATTCACCGTAAGCCTCCTTGAGAACATCACTACCCTGCTGCATTGTCCACCTTCGGCAGTTTCTTGACGTAGGCGAGCGCGCTTTCGAAGCGTTCGGGGGCAAGGTCGGTCAACTCTGTGATGTGGGCAAAATCGCAGAACCATTGATCGGTGCGGCCAACGTCATCTAGTGCCTCGCTCAATTCGATGGCCTGCGCATCACTGAGTTTGCCGGTCGGCTTGCCATTGGAGCGGTTGGCGGCGTTGGCGTCGTCATCCTCATCGGCCGCAATGCCAATCAGAGCGGAGAGCGAATATCGGCGGGCGTAGGTTAGTGCTGAACCGATTTCCTGCGGTCGCCCAGACATCGGCAGGGGGTGTTCGCTGGCAATCCACTGGCCGGACGTATGCAGCAACCGCGTGTGCAAGACACCGTCGCCAATGGTCTGCACGATGGCGAGGCCGTTGGCGGATAGCGGCTTGCGCGCGGCGTCGAAGATGGCGGCGAGATCGGCATACTTGCTCTTAAAATGCGGATTGACCCGGTTCATGATGGCGTTTTCCATCATGCCCTGCGCTGCGGCCAAGGCGGCGGCCAACTCGCTGATTTGCTCGGATGTTTTCATTTTCTCCTCTTGCGGCTGGCGGTGAGTTCGTCGCGCAGTGCGGTCCTGACCGCAGCCATGAGGGCCTCGGCCTGTGACTTGACCTGGTAATCGATATATTTCTTGAAGCCGTCGCTGACCGTCCAGAAGTTTCCACAATGCTCGATCGCCTCGACCATTCCGGTGCGGCATGCTTCGCGGATCATGGGTCTGAGCTTATGCTCCTGCACACGGATCGGCTTGGGCG